CCGAAATGATGTAGATTTCCGATTCGTCGGATTGTTCTGCAATCAATAATTTTTTGCCGTTGTCGGTCGTCAACGTTTCATCGTAGTCAAACGATACACGTTCACCGGCGGCGCGTTGTTCATCTTGATTCATTTCATCAATTATTTTTTCCGCCCAATCGCGCATTTCGTCACCGCCCCAAGCGGCGTACATGATGGAACCGCAAATTTCGTTCCCGTCTGCGTCGACAAAATCCCCTTGATCGTAAACCTTCGCACGTGACAAAAACGAATAGATGCGGGGCAATCGGTCGTGTGAAACCATTTCGCGGTTCGCAAGAATGCGCGCGGTGTTCCAACCGACGGGTGTACCGCAGTCCGAACCATTGGATTCCTTAAAATCCAACGCGCGTTGTGCGTTATCCGACGCCGCCTTCGGGTAATTATCCCACGGCATTTTGGTCGGGATTATCGGTTGACGCATTGACCATGTTCAATGGTTGCAAATACACATCGCCGCCGTCGACGTCGTTCAATGTTTCCATTTTGCGGATGTCGTTCACGGACAACCAACCCCATTGGCGTCCGATGGCATACGCGTCGTATCGTGATTTGATGTCACCGCGCAACAAACCCTCCAAATTGAATTGGATGAAATACGTGTCGCGTTCGTCATCGCGGAACAACTTGTTGTTCATTTCCTCCTCAATCCGAACCGCCCATGGACGAATCGTGTTGCGGACAAACTGAATTCCCTGCTCCTCGATATTCGCACGCGTCGATGACGCGGACAAATCGCCCAACATATGTGGCGGGATTAGGAAGAACCGCGCAACCTCCTCGGTTTGGAATTTGCGCGACTGAAGGAATTGCGCTTGATCGGGCGGGATGGTCATTTTTTCAAATTTCATTCCCTCCTCTAAAATGGCGGTTTTGTGTGCATTCCCCAAACCGGAATTGGCCGTGTGCCATGAATGCTTCAACCTTTTGTACGCGTCGTCAGTCAAACGGCCGGGGTGAACCAAAATTCCCCCGACGTTGGCACCATTGCCAAAGAATTCCGCGCCGAACTGGTTTGCCGCCAAACCAATGCCGAACGTTTCGCGTGCGGCGGCCAATGGCGATTTGCCACGAATACCATCGAAGGACAACCCACAAACGTGAATCATTTCGAAATCCGTGTACACAACCTTTTTGTCGACGTGATAGAATTTTTCCCCATCCACGACCTTGATTTGTACGCGGTCCGGGTGAATAGGAATCAAACGCGTCGGGCGTGCCGATGCATCGCGTTCGATTGCGGCAAATGCGTTGCCGTGCAAACACAAATGCGCCATCAACGTTTCACGGAACACCAACGACGTCATCATCCCGTTCGGATGCTGAATCAATTGGCCGATTGGATGTGCCGATGCAATGAAACGTGATTCCCCGTCACGCTGGTAAACGTGCCACGGCATTGAACCAATGGTTTCGGATAGGATTCGCACCGCGGCCCATACCGCGGAAAATTGCATGGCGGAATTCTCGTTGACCGGAACGCCCGTTTTGGATGAACCGAATGCATCGAACAACCACGATGCCGGTTTGTTCAACGACGTTGATGGGTTGTTTGGGGATGCTCTAAACACCGCCCGAACACGATCAAACAATGTTTGTTGTTCGTTTGCCATGGATATAATTTGCGCGCATCACAAAAATAATGAAAAAACCGCACCATTGTTTGTATGTTGAAAACTATTCCCATGGCATTCGGGACGCGTGTCGTTTCTTATTTTTTTTTCCGTCCCCCTGTAAGGGGGCGGAAGAAAAAAAAATAAAAACACATCCCGACGGGGACGGAACGTTGTGTTCATAAACGAAAAAGGGACCCCCGAAAGGGTCCCCAACCAGTTTGGCGACGTTTAACCAAAAACTCCATTTTGCGCCTAACTGATCAACGAACGAATTGTTGCGACATCAATCGTTCCGTATTTTTTGTGAAATTTCAACAACACGCGTTCGGCGTCGTTGAATTCGGTTTCGGTTTTTGGATTCATGTACATGTTCCATGCACGGGCCAATTCGGTCAATTCGGTTTTCATGATTGTTTGTGTTTTAAAAAGGGCCGCCCTAATGGACGGCCCCGTTTGTGTTTATTTGATTCGAACAATGATTCCCTTTGATTGCTCGTTGTCGCGATTTGATTGAAAATACATGCTTTCGTTCACATTCAATTTCATGACTGGTTCGGCGGCAAGTTCATTGATGGCGTACACAAACTCCCAATCATCGCCACTTTTGATTTTATTGAAAAACAATCTTTCAAACGTGTAGGTTTTGATGCTGGTCGTTCCTTCTTCAACTACAATGATTTGGTAGGTGATTTCGCTGATGGTGTGTGATTTCATGGTCGTTGTTTTTATTGTTGTTTGTTTGTTTGTTGATGTAAACATACAACAAAATGTTAAACCAACAATACCCATGAACAAAAAAAATCACATTTGAACAAAAAAATCAATGTTTTGACCGAAATCAAATATTTTCATCCTCAAAGGCGATGATCAAATGCACGATGTACCCCATCAAATCAAACAATGTATCCTTTGTTTCATCCGTAATTCCAACCGCCGCAATGCGCGACAATTTGTCGTCAATGCGCCCGGAAATGGAATCCATGCGGTCCAGTTTCGAGAATATCCGCACGGGGTTCTGCAATGAATCGCCATACGTGTTGTTTTTAGAAATCAACAAATCTTCCAATCGTTCAATGACGTGTTCAATTTTTTCGTTTGTGTGCATGGTGTTTGCGGCAATTGGTGAATGAATAGTACGATGAAAAACGCCGACGACCATATTGTTCGACGTGTTGTTGTTCGGTGAATTCATAGGATATCATTTTGCAATTATGTTCCGCGACCAAATCGTTGAACAATTCATTGAACGAATCAATCGTTGCACGTTCATTTTCAAATTGTTGTTTCATAAAAATCGAATATCATTTGTTTCATATACGGAACCGCCCGCGTTGTCATTGTCGTTTGTCATCCATTCACCGACGGCCATTGCCAACGCAACCATCCCGTCGATTTTGTCCCCGGACTTTGATTTGACGAATTTGATATTCATCGCCTCATCCGTTTTCGTTTGAATGTTCGATGCCATCCAACGCAACATCCCGTGACCGCCATGGTTCAATTTCTTTTGTTTGATCAATATTTCCATTTGTTTGATTGGTTGGGACATCGATGCGAAACCCTGTCCGAACGGATCCATATCAAACCCGGCGTCCATCAATCGTTGAACCAATGCCGATGAATTCCAGCGGTCGAATGCGACGGATTTGATGTCAAACATGTCCGCACATTTCGACATTTGCGTGAATATCACGTCGTAATCCGTCGAATTCCCGTCCGTGACAATTAGTTCACCCGCGGCGGAAAACGCATCGTATGATGCACCGGTGCGTCCACGGCGTTGGTCAACGGCCGCCTGCGAAACAAACATCCACGGCAACACCTTCACCGAACCATCCGGGCGCGGGAATACCAACACGAACGAACACACGTCGGACGTTGCCGCCAAATCCAAACCGCCGAAACAGGGTTCACCGGCCAATTCGGACATGTCCACATCACCGGCCGACAACATCCAATCGGAATCCGTCACCCAGCCGTCGAATGATGACACCCATTGATTCAAATGCAATTGTTTGAATGCGATTTCCGACGTTGGTAGTATTCGCGCCTCGGCCGCCATCCGTTCGAAATAATCCATGCGGACGGACACGCCCAAATTCGGGTTTGCCGTGCGCCACGTTTCAACGTCGAACGGGTCGGCATCCATCGGGGCCTCATATATAACCGGCAAAAACGTTTTGTCGTCAATCACACCATCGCGAACGCGTTTGCCGTATTCGTACAATTCCATGCACAACCCACCGCGGTCAATCCCGGCGGTTGATATACCCAAAACCAATGGTTGTGAACGTGCGCCGACCGATGTCGTCAACACCTCCCACAATTCGCGGTTCGGGGCCGAATGCAATTCATCGTACAACACGGCGTGCGCGCTGAATCCGTGTTTCGTCGATGCGTCCGCGCTGATCGCCTTGATGTATGAATTCGTGCCATTCAACACAATCGAATTGCGATAAATTTTGCATTTGTCGCGCAACAACGTTGAATTCAAAACCATTTGTTTTTGAACCTCAAATATTGCGTTCGCCTGTTCCCTATCCGCCGCGGCCACGTAGATTTCCGCGCCCGGTTCATTGTCGGCGAATAATAGGTACAACCCAATCGCCGCAATCAAATTCGATTTGCCGTTTTTACGCGGTAGGAACACAAA